ACATTGACGAGATCAAATCTCTCTTAAAAGAATTAACAGGTAGGATAACATAATAAAGTATAAATATATAATAGATCTGAATTGCAAACATAAATGGCAGATATAAAAGTCAGAGTTGGGCAACATAATGCCACCAAAGTAGTTTCATCTCTTGCTGGTTCTCAGACTTTATCTTTATCTGAGTTGAGTGATATTAATGCTTCTACAGTAGCAAATGGTATGGTTCTTGTTTATAACTCAACCACACAAAAATGGGATGCAACTTTGGAATTGACTCCAGGAACAGCACAGAATTTAGACATTAACGGAGGGAACTTTTAATGGCCAGTATTATTAGAATCAAACGATCTTCTGGCACAAGTAAACCTGCCAGTCTACAATGGGGTGAGATGGCCTATGTAACTGGTATAGGCAGTTACGGTGGTACTAATCAATATAAAGATAGAGTATATGTCGGAGATGACGGTGCTAATGTGAATCCAGTTGGTGGATTTTATTACACCTCTATGATGGAACATTCACCAGGTACAATTGCTGGTGTTACAAATACAAGAAATAGTGATGGTGGTATAGTTGCTGTTCTTGATAGTGATAGAAAAGTAGATCAATGGAATGTAGATAATCTTCGTTTAGATGCAAATACGTTATCTTCAACAAATACAGATGGGGATATTACACTTGATGCTAATGGAACTGGTGAAGTAATAATTCCAGATGATAGTTTCTTTACTTTTGGTAATGATAAGAATGCTAAAATTGAATATGATGAAAATGGTACAGATAGAGTACAAGTAACTGGTGCTCCTTGGACATTTAATAGTGAAGTTCAGTTTAGTGGAGCATTTACTGTAGATCAAGTTGAAATAAAAGATAATATAATTTCAACTAAAAGTGGATCAGGAAATCTCTTATATCTTGACCCATATCCAGACGGTTTAAGTAATGAAGGTACTGTTATTGTTAAAGGTAGTCTACAAGTAGATGGAACAACAACATCAGTAAACTCTACCGTCTCAACACTTAATGATCCCATAATGCATCTTGGTGATCTTACAAGTGAAAAGACAGTAATGTCACCTGCTGCAGTTGGTGTTAGTACACTTCGGTTAGATTCTGTTGTTGGTATTAATACTAATGATGTTATTTCTGGAAGTCCTTACTTAGGTTTATCTGGTGTTGGTACAGTTACTACATATGATACTGTAAATAAAATTGTTACTGTTAACGTTACTGTCCGTAACCCAGGTATTACCACTACCACACAATTAACAGTTACTCATGCATATGATACTCAAACTGATCGTGGTATTTCTTTTGGATATAACACAAGTAGTGGAGTTGGTAATAATAAGTTAGGATTCTTTGGTTATATTGACCAAACAAATAGTAATAGTAGTGCTCCTGCAAGATCTTGGACTTATGTTCCTGATGCTAACCTTGCCAATAGTTTAATAACTGGTACTAGAGGTTTCCTAGATGTTAAGGGTATCTATTATCAGACTGGTGATTACAATACACATGGTATTGCATACTATACATCATCTGGTTTAACATCAACAACGAATGCACCAACTGCTCCAGTCATAACTTCTAAACAGGTTATGGTTGCTATCACTAAGAATACTTTAACAACATCAGGCAATGTAACATTGGCAGTTGGTGATATTGTTAAACAAGATACAAGTGGTGCTTATGGTGTAGTTGAAACAGCAGTTAATGCTGGTAATTCAGTTGCTTTAGTTGGTGTTGAAGGTACTTTCAATACTACTAACAATTTAAGAAAAGAAGGTAACAATGGTGCTATTGCCAATTTAAGCGTTAATCCAAGTAATGTTACTGTTAATTATTCCAACAAACCATCTTGGACTTCAACACTTGACGGAGGTACATTCTAAATGCAGCAAAATAGTGAAGTTGACGTAAATGTTCTTGTGAAGATATATCATCAAAAACTTGCAAATGCATTAAATCAAAACGTTCTTTTAGAAGCTAAACTTGAAACTTTAAAACAAGATTATGAGGAAAAAATAAATAATCTTCTACAAGAAACATCCAACATCGAGGATAAAGAATAATGGCAGGACATGCTATAGCTAACAGAGATGATTTCAAGGCATACTGCCTTAGAAGATTAGGTGCTCCTGTTCTAGAAATCAATGTTTCCCATGAGCAGATAGAAGATCTAATTGATGATGGTATTCAATTGTACCAAGAACGCCATTTTGATGGTGTTGAGAGAATGTATCTTAAGTATAAAATTACTCAAGATGATATTGATAGGGGAACTGGAAAAGGTACTGATGGAGTTGGTATAGTAACTACAACTGCCAATTCTACTAATGTTAGTGGAATTGGAACATTTACTTCTAATTGGTATGAAACATCAAATTTCCTACAAATTCCAGAGTCTGTTCTTGGTATAGAGAAAATATTTAAATTTGATACTAGTTCTATTTCTGGTGGAATGTTTAGTATAAAGTATCAGTTATTCTTAAACGATCTTTATTATTTTAATTCTGTAGAATTACTTCAGTATTCAATGACAAAATCATATCTTGAGGATATTGATCATTTACTTACTACTGATAAACAAATAAGATTTAATAAGAGACAAAGTAGATTATATTTGGATATTGATTGGGGTGCTGAATCAGTTGATAACTGGTTGATTTTAGATTGTTATAGAGCATTAGATCCAGCAACATTTGGAACTATGCTTAATGATTTGTTCTTGAAACAGTGGGTGACTGCATCGATTAAAAAGCAATGGGGAATAAATATGAGTAAATTTAAGGGAGTAAAACTTCCTGGTGGAATTGAGATGAATGGTAGTGAAATTTATAACGAAGCTGTTAGAGAATTGGATAGTCTTAGAGGAAGGATGGCTTCTGAATGGGAATTACCACCATATGATTTTATTGGGTGATAAGATATGGCACTCAATCCGTTTTTTCTGCAAGGAACATCTTCTGAACAAAGATTAGTACAAGATCTAGTAAATGAACAGCTACGGATGTTTGGTACAGAAGTTACCTACATCCCAAGAAAGTTTGTCAATACAACATCAATAATACAGGAAGTACAGTCATCAAAATTTGATGACAATTTTGCTATTGAGGCATATGTTAATACATATGATGGTTATTCTGGTGCAGGAGATGTCTTAACTAAATTTGGAATGAGTTTAAGAGATGAAGTTACTCTTACTATTTCAAAAGAAAGATTTGAAGATTTCATAGCACCATTTATGAATTCTACTGATGATATTTTATTAGCATCAAGACCTAGAGAAGGAGACTTGGTATTTTTCCCACTTGGATCAAGGTTATTTGAAGTTAAATTTGTAGAACATGAAGATCCATTCTATCAGTTAGGTAAGAATTACGTTTATCAACTTAAGTGTGAACTCTTTGAATATGAGGATGAGGTTATTGATACTTCTATTGATGCTATCGATACTCAAGTTGAGGAAGATGGATATATTTCTACTTTACAATTAGTTGGTATAGGAAGAACTGCAACTGCAACATGCTCTATTGATACTGGATATATTCGTGAAATATTCTTGAATAATGATGGATCTGGATTTACGGGTGTTCCTGTTGTTTCTATTAGTACATCACCTAGTGGACAGGCAGGAGATAATGCTACTGCTGTTGCATTTACAACAGAAAGAGCAGGTGTAAGATCTGTTGAAAAGATATTAATGACAAATGCTGGTGCAAATTATACTTCACCTCCAGTGATTTCAATAACTGGTGGTGGAGGAGTTGGTGCTGCAGCAACTTGTTCTATTGAGAAGAATTATAAAGGTGTTATTAGATTTGTTGTAACTGATGGTGGTATTGGTTATGGAACTGCTCCAACAATAACAGTTGCTCAACCAGGTGCTGGAACAACAGCAGTTGGTATTGCTTCTATAACTGCAAGTGGAACATCTAATGAACTTAAATCCATATATGTTTCAAATCCAGGTATTGGATATTCACAAGCACCTACTGTTACTGTTGCTAATCCAGAAACAATTAGTGGAATTGGAACATACTTATATAATGAGATTGTTCAGGGAATGAGATCTGGAACTCAAGCAAGAGTTAAAAATTGGGATGGAGACACTAAGATTCTTAAGATTTCTCATGTTGGAATTGGTACAACAACCACAGGATTCTTCCCTGGTGAAGATATTAAGGGTCTAGAATCTGATGCACTATACAGTAATGTATCCTTTAATAAGGAAGATACCACTAATAAATATAATGAAGGTGACATATTTGAAACAGAAGCAGATTCTATTTTAGATTTCACAGAATCTAATCCATTTGGTACTTACTAATGTTAGGAACATATTTTTATCACGAGATAATACGAAAAACAGTTATTGCTTTTGGCACATTATTTAATGACATTTACATTCGTCATGAAGATGCTGCTGGTAATGATATTAGTGAAATGAAGGTTCCTGTATCATACGGTCCTAGACAAAAGTTTTTAGCAAGAATACAACAACAACCTGAACTTAATAAAGCAACTCAAATTGATTTACCTAGAATGTCATTTGAGATATCATCTATAAATTATGATTCAAGTAGAAAATCAGGTATAACACAAACATTTAAAGCAAAAGATGGTGAGAAGATGAAAAAGGTCTTCATGCCAGTTCCTTATAATCTAGGATTTGAATTAAATATTCTTACTAAACTTCAAGATGATGGACTTCAAATTCTTGAACAGATATTACCATTCTTTCAACCAGGTTTTACTTTATCAGTTGATTTAGTTAAATCAATTGGTGAGAAGAGAGATATTCCTATGGTACTACAAAGTATTACTCAACAAGATGATTATGAAGGAGATTTTGCTACAAGAAGAGCATTAATTTATACTTTACAATTTACAGCAAAAACATTTATGTTTGGTCCTATTGCAGATACTCCAGAAGGACTTATCCGCAAGGTTCAATTGGACTACTATTCAGATACCAATCAACAGACAGCAAAACGTGTTCAAAGGTACAGTGTTGCTGCTAAAGCGAAAAAGGATTATAACGAAGATGATGTTATAGATAGTAAGGATGATCCATTCATCGAACCAGGTGATGATTTTGGATTCACTGAAACCAGAACATTTTATGGTGATGCTAAAGATTATAGTCCTACACGTAAAATAGATCTTTAATCATGAAAGATAATTATGATACATTGAATGATACTTTTAACACTGATGATACTATTGATGTAGAGATTCAGAATGTTAAAGAGGGTGGTTGTGCTAAAAGAAAAGATCATCTTACTAATATATCATCTGATATTGATAAGGATTACAACTATACAAGAGGACAATTATATTCATTAATTGAGAAAGGACAAGAAGCAATTAATGGTATTATGGAACTTGCAGGTGAAAGTGCAAGTCCAAGAGCATATGAAGTTGCAGGTCAATTAATAAAAAGTGTTGCAGATACGACAGATAAGTTAGCTGATTTGCAGAAGAAAGTTAAGGAATTAGATGAAGATTCACCCAAATCACCTAATACAGTAACTAATAATGCCGTATTTGTGGGTAGTACAACGGAATTACAGAAAATGCTAAAGAAAGGAATTCTAAATAATAATAGTAAAGAATAGTACAAGTCTCAATAATGGCTCCTTTTAAAAATACAGAATTGAAGTCGGATTGGAGATCTGATTTTTTAATAGAAGAAACTGATTGTGACTGCGAAGGATGTGGTCAAGATCCATGCATTAAATGTGGTGAGAGTCATCATAATATTAATGAAAATAAGAAAATGACTGATGATGAGTTTAGAGAAACTGAAGCATTGATGACAAGAAATGCATTGACTGGAGGCAAATTAATTAAAAATAAGAAACAAGGTGAAAAGTTTCAGAACAAATATGTAAAGGAATTAAATAGAAGATCTACATCTGTAGGTGATGGTACTCAATTTAAAGTTGATAGAGGTCCTGAAAAAAATTATGGTGATAATAGAATTAAAGTTAATAAAAAAACAGTTGCAAAAAATTTCCCTAACTTACAGCAAGATCATTACAATTGGAGAGATGATTTTATACCAACAGAAATTGAATCTTTTGACATAATTAAACCAGAACCACTTGTTAGTGAAGGTAATAGAACAAGATATAGAGGGTATTCTTTATCTGGATCAGGTAATAAAAAA